AGATCTACACTATCCTCTTCGTCGGCAGCGTCAGATGTGTATAAGAGACAGAGTGTCTTTTCCATGCACCCTCATGTGGTACACTATACTCGCTCGCTTGCGTCCGCTCGTTCGCACCTGCGGTGGCTTGATTGTTATTGTATTTATAAAGCACAATATTATTTAATTAATTTATGCAAATCTATTGACAATTAAAAGGTACAATGCTATAATGTAATTACAGTAAAGGAAAACAATAAAGTTAAATAGTAAAGGAGAAAAAACAATGAAAGAAATTAAAATTACACTTAAAAACGCAAAGGATATGGAAGAGTTTGTAAAAATCAATGCAACTAAGACAACTATAGATTCAAAAGGAAATATAAAATGTGATATTGAAAATACATTAGAAACATATTTTTTAATTTATGAGGATGAAAAATTAACAAGTATTATTAAAAAATGCACATTTAATAGTGAAGATGTTTTCACTGTAAAATATGTTGTAGAACAGGCTAAAGAAATAGTAATTTATGGAACAAAAATCAAATATACATCTGCGGATAGAGAAATCGTAAATACATTTATTAAAGCTTGCAATGAATATATGAAAGACAAGGTCGGAATAGGTGAACCAACTTTTATACAAATTGAAATGTTTAAAAGAGGGTTATGTGATGAACTAATGGATGATAGTATTGTTAATATGAAACACGGTTACGACTTAGTATAAATGTTTCACGTGAAACAAAGAAAGGAGAAATATTATGAAACCATTAACACAATCAGAACTAGAAACATTAAAAGAAACAGAAAACATTCTGTTCATGCATGTTGATTACGGAACAAACAGTGTATTCGATAAAGCTTTTTGTGAACTACATAAATGTCTTAAAAAATACACTGAATTAATGCTAAAAGATGCGAAAGCCGAAAGCAAAAAAGTTATAGAAAATTATGTCAAAAGTGATATAGCATCATTAAACAATTTATATAATGAGAAAGGAGGCGATTAAATCATGTCAGAATGGATAACTCACGCACAAGTTCGCAAGCGTTTCCAAGACCATTTTTGCGAAACACTTTATGAACATCCTGAAATCGTAACGCCTTACACTATTGAGGAATACGAACATATCAAAGACATTATGAGAGAAGAACACGGGACAGCACTAAGTGTGTGCAACACAACGTACAAGACAAATATACACTATGCGTTCTTGTATAAACTCAAAGACAAAGTATACGATAATGGAAAATACTATATTGCATACATAACAAACGACCAGCGCATTGACGTGCCAATCAGTGCAACATTAATAAAGGAGTTATATTTATGGGTAGAAGAAAAATTAAAAGAATCATAAAAAGTGTAATAAAGTTTATTATTTCAATTTTAGCATTAACAGCTATTTTCCTTGCAACATTTTACTGGGTTGCTGTCATAATAAACTTTTTTGTTCCAATGCCGTAAATTAGCAATAGCATTTATTGATGCACAAGTAAAAAGGTGGTGTTTAAAATTTGAAAAATGCGGAAAAATATTCGGGTAAACTTTTAGACATTTATTCTAGTAGGCATAAAGTAGCGATACATAATTATAGAAATGAACCAGTAAAATGTTGTCCGCAATGTATTTCATGCTCTGAATGCTTATTATTTAATAATGGTGTTTGTGACAATTTTAAGTTTAAAGAATGGTTAGATGAAACTTATATTTCGGATTAACAAAATATTAAAAATTAAAAGTAGTAGAAAATTATTAAAAATTACTTGACATTTCAAGCAACATCTGATATACTTAATAATGTAAGGAAGATAAATATTATCCAACTTGCAAATACCACACCATACAGGGCGGTGTACACAGCACCGTCCACTCACAAAAATAACAGATATTCCGACACCCATGTAGGCGAAAAAATCGGTGGCAACGTGTAAAGGTTCGATTCCTTTTATCTGATTCGGTTTCATAAGAAATCGTTCATTCAGCAGTCTAGCAAGCACAAAAAACAAAAAGAAAGAGGTGAAAAAGTAAAATGGCAAGAGCAAGAAAAGTGACAAGAACAATCTGTTCAACTAAAGTTATCGTCATGTGTGTTGACACGGAGACAGCTAAAGTTGACAACTATGAGGTTACAATCGCAGGTACTTACACAGATGAAAAGAAGCTGATGAAAGCGGTCACTAAAGTAGTAGAGACAGAAACACTCAAACCAGTGTCAATCGTTTCAACAGAAGTTATCGAGACACTGTATGGTATGGATGAACAGAAGTTCATCGAAATGGCAGAGGTATTACCGCCAAGAGACAAAAAAGAAGACACAGACGAAGTAGAAGAATAATTAAAAGAAAAAGGAGAAAATAATGAGTAAAATTACAATCACAAACGCAAGCAGAGAATTAACAGAGGTAGAGCAGTATCTTATGACAATGGATGCAGGCATCACATCAATGAAAGATGTAGCAGACGGTACTTCAATTCCAGTAGAAGCATACCTTGAGTATAAGGATGTAAAGAAAGACGGAACAGAAGCAGACCTGCTTTCTATCATTACAGTTGATGGAAAAGTATATTCAACACAGTCAGAAACTTTTAAGGCTTCTTTGAAGTCAATTCATGAGTTGATGCATGGTAAACCGTATGCAATCGTAAAACGTAGCGGAGAAACAAAAGCAGGACGTCCATTTGTTGACTGTGGTCTTGATGTCAACTCTGTAAAATAAAGTAAAGTTTTTTTCATAGCAAAATCTTTTCTTTCCTAAAATATAAAAAGATAGGGTGGGCAGAACGCCTATCCTATTTTTAATCTAAAATAATGTGAGAGGTGTGATAAAATTGAAAAAGAGCAAATCAAAGTATAGTCAATACTATAAGCAATATCAGCGTAAAATATCAGCATTAAGAAAACAGAATATTGAGTTACGTGGTGCTAACGTATACCAAACGGAATCCCAGTTACGTAAATGGGGTATACAAGGAAAAGATTTAGCAAGAATAACAAGACAGTTAAAAGCAGATATCAAGAACCTTGCAAAACAGGAAGCCTATTCAACAGCAACAGGCGAAATATCAACAGTTGGTAAACTCAAACACGAACTAGCATCCGAACGAGCTAAGCGTAGTGCAGAGACAAGAAAGCGTAATAAGGAATCCGCTAGAGAGTTTTGGACTACAGACAATCAGCCAACTACACACGATTTAGATAATGAATATCATTTGAATCAGCCACAGTTGGGGGATATTACAAACAGTAATTTTGTGACAGAGTTTTTAAGTAGGATAACATCACCAATACCGACAGAGAATATATACGGTAAAAAAAGAAAGAACGATATTATAGAAAGAGCGCAAGAAGCTCAGTCAACGTTATTATCGTTATATCGTAGCACTATAAATAAAGATGGTGAAATAGCTGTCGGAGAACGACTGGCTAATAACTGGGATGCAATCAAGTTGCACCTTGAAGTAGTTTTAACTGATTCAAAAGGCGTGAATGTTGCTTCATCGTTGGAAGCTATTGGAGAAATTATTAGCGGTAGAACCTTATCTGTTGTAGAGCGTGACGCTTTAAACGATGAACAGGAGTCACTTTATTCGTGGGATATAGAGGACAACGTCTATGAATAGTAAACGACACACAAGAATGTTCATGTGTGATTTCGAAACCACGGTATATGACAATCAAGACCATACGGAAGTGTGGGCAGTTGCCATTGTTGAACTATTCACAGAGAATGTTACAATTCTACATAGAATTGAAGATATGTTCACATACTTTCGTGCGTTAGATACAAATATCATAGCATTTTTCCATAACCTAAAATTTGATGGCGCTTTCATTCTTGACTATTTACTAGCGCAGAAGAAATACCCACAAGCTTTAAACAACGATAACGGTGTTTATTCATGGAAAAAGAATAAGGAAATCAAAACCAATGAAGTGCGCTACAGTATCTCTGATAAGGGAATGTGGTATTCTATCACACAGAAACTTCCAAACAATAAGTTACTAGAGTTCCGTGACTCTTTGAAGCTGTTACCATTCTCCGTTGAAGTTATTGGAAAATCATTCGCTACGAAACACAAAAAGTTAGATATGGAATATACTGGCTACAGATACGCAGGATGCAAGATTACTGAAAAGGAACGGGAGTATATTGCAAATGACGTTCTTGTAGTAAAAGAAGCACTTGAAATCATGTTAGAGCAGGGGCACGACAAATCAACGATTGGTTCATGTTGTCTAGAAGAATTTAAAAAAGGTTATGACAAAATAGATTATGCACACTTATTTCCTGATATCTATAAGATAGAAACAGGAATAACAAAGTACCCTACCTTTGGTGATTATATCCGTAAGTCCTATCGTGGTGGGTGGTGTTACCTTGTAAAAGGGAAAGAAAATAAGATTTACCATTATGGCACAACAGCAGATGTTAATAGCCTATACCCATCCATGATGCACTCTGATAGTGGTAACTTTTACCCAGTAGGGAAACCGCACTATTGGAGTGGAAACTTTATTCACGAAGAAGCGTTAAAAAAAGATCCACAGGGTAACCCAAGATATTTTTTCTTACGTATCCGCACAAGGTTTCACGTGAAACAAGGTTATCTGCCATTCATACAGATAAAAGGTTCTCCACTCTATCGTGGTACAGAAATGCTAGAAACAAGTGACGTATACAGTAAGAAATACGATAAATATTTTCCATACTATTACGACAGCGGAAACAACAGGCATGAAGCGATAGTAGAAATGGTGGTAACTTGTACCGATTATTATTTGATGCTAGAACACTATGACTTATATGATTTTGAGATTATAGACGGTGTATGGTTCTATGCAATGAAAGGTATCTATGACGAATATATAAACAAGTACGCAGAGATTAAGAAGAAAAGCAAGGGCGCACAACGGACTCTTGCAAAGCTATTTCTGAATAATCTTTATGGCAAGCAGGCGTCCTCTAAAGATAGTTCATTCAAGATAGCATACGTGAAAGATGATGAATCACTGGGTTTTATACGGCAGGAAGAGAACAACAAGAAAGCAGGCTATATTCCTTGTGGGTCTGCTATCACTTCATATGCAAGAGAATTTACTATTCGAGCTGCCCAAAAGAATTATCACGGTGTTAATGAAAGAGGGTTCATCTATGCAGATACTGACTCTATCCATTGTGATTTACTACCCGATGAAATAGTAGGAATAAGAGAACATCCGACAGAATTCAACTCATGGTCATTGGAGTCGTGTTGGGATGTTGCTACATTCACAAGGCAAAAGACATATATTGAACACGTAACGCATGAAAACAGAGAGCCAATAGAAGAACCGTTTTATGATGTAAAGTGCGCAGGCATGCCAAACAAGTGCAAGAATCTGTTTGTATTATCTATGCAAGGTAATGCAGATATTAAAGGATACGAAGAGCCAAGAACAGGAACACACAAAGAATGGTCAGAAGAGGAAAAACAGTTTTTATTTAAAGGTGATACGCCCATCAAACGTGATTTATCAGATTTTAAAATAGGTCTTAAAGTGCCCGACAAGTTACGCCCTAAAAGAATGAGGGGTGGAGTGTTACTGGTAGAGACAAGCTATGAAATGAGGTAGATAACATGAAAGTAAGGTTGCAAGATGTAGTAGAGCATTGCATAAATAAAGCGTATTGTACTAATTGTTGCTATTGGAAAAGTGGCGAATGTATTGCTAAAATTGACGGTTTCCCACCGTTTACATTTGAAGATTATGTTGCTACATGCAAAAGTGTACCGCAGTTAGCAAAAGCATTATACACAAATGAGGAGATTGAACTATATGAAAATAACAGTGAAAGAACTAATTGAAACATGTACAAGCTATTATTCACAAGGTTGTGAGGATTGCCCTTTCTATGCTTACAAATGCTATGAGCCGACCTACCCAAGCATGCCACGAGACGCAAGAAAACACAGTAAATTTAAGAAAGAGAAAGAATTGAATAAAGAAGTAGAATTAAAGCTAGATAAATAAAATAAAAAGGCACAATGTTTCACGTGAAACAAAGTGCCTTATTCTATATCATGAACTACTGGTGAAAACGGTCTAAAGTCTGTTAGGACAAGGGAGCAACCCCGACCATAGGGACAGCAGTCTTTTTCACCCGTGCGTTCTGTCTCTATGTTTTTCGCTTTCTGACAGTAGATGATACCATTAATAACTAAGAGCCTGCAATACAGCTTCTTTACATTGTAAATCTTTGAAGCGAAAGCATCCACGTTCAAAGAAGTACCTCATATTAGATAGGAACAAGTCATTGCTCTTTAGCATCACATAGTTAACGTTATGGTCATCTGTAGTAATACTGATTCTATAAGGGTACGTTTTGTCTGCCCTGTCATCACAGTAAATAATACCTAAGTCCATATACTCTTTGATAGCGTAATCTCTACCAAGATATCGAAGTGTTGCAACATAAGTACATTCCCCGACAGGCTTTTCAATAAATGCATTGCTATCATTAAGGTAAGTAGCTTGTGCGGAATATGCCACGTAATCGTCAGTGATAAACGCACGGTTGAATCCACTCTCTGTCTGCGCTTTACTTGCACTTTCATTGTATCCCTGTTCTAGTACGAACCCGTTACCCCTTAAGAATTTCGTATCAGATTTAAGTCTGTTTGAAATCTTCATGGCAATATAATATGGGTTAATCAGTGACACAGGGTTCGCCATCATATAGACAGGCACATAGCGAACTTGTTTTCCTTGTCCACGTGCGATAGAAGTGTGAATAGAGATAAACTTCTTCACTTCATTAGAACAGTAACGGTTTGTTTCACTTTGGAATTCATCAAAAATAAGACAGCTGATATCACTAAACAGATGTGAATTCTTCTTAACAGCATCCGCATTGTTAAGTGCCATGGCATATCCACAGGAAACGTTATTTAAAAACAATTCATGGAACTTTCCATGCATCATCGGTTTACTTGTCATTTCATACTCATGAAAGAATAATTCTTTGATATCTTTGAAAAATTTATCAGCTACGCCACTAAGTTCGTAGTCATATCTGTACAATAGTCCAAACTTTTCACCTTTTGACAGAAATTTATTGACAACCAATTTGCCGAAATAAGTTGTCTTACCGCCCGTACGGTTACTAGTGACCATGTAAATTTCGGGTCTTTTATTGTTTAAGTCCAATAAACTTAATAGCTTTGCACCGTCATAATAACTCATATTTATCACCTCTTTTATATTATAGCATAAAATAAACAAACTGTCAATTATTAGACAGCATGTATTTTAATAGACACTGTGTCTATAATTATACAATGTGTTGACAAATAGGTATTAAGATGATATAATTAAATTAGAAAGGATGTGATTAAAGATATGGATATGAACGCAGTAACAACAGCAATCTCAACGCTTGGTTTCCCTATTGTAATGTGCGGAGCTATGTTTTGGTATATGATGAAAGAAAAAGATTCGCACAAAGAAGAAATGGACAGTATGACAGAAGCATTAAACAACAACACAATTATTCTGCAGAAGTTATGTGACAAATTGGATGGTGAGAAAGATGGCAACGTATAATGTACACGGTGGACACTCTTTAAAATGTCGAGGTGTTAGTGATTTACTGGATGAAGTAGACGAAGACAGGGCAGTTAAAAATAAGCTGATTGAACTGTTAAGAGCAAATGGCAATACAGTATATGATTGCACAGACGATTATAGTAAAACACAGGGAGCGAATTTATCATCTATTGTTTCTAAGTGTAACGCACATAATGTTGACTTAGATATTTCAATTCACCTAAACAGTGCAAGAAATGACAGAGTAGGCGATGGGAAATGCGGTGGTGTAGAGGTCTATGGGTATGACGATAGAATTTATGGTGTAGCATATCGGATTGCAGAGAATATTGCTAACACATTGGGAATTGGTTTCCATGGCGCACCAGTAAAGTTCAACAAAAGTCTGTATGTATTAAGAAAAACAAGAGCAAAAGCGGTTCTGATTGAGTGTTGTTTTGTAGATGACAGAGACGATGTAAGCCGTTGGGATTCTACAAAATGCGCTATGGCTATCGCATCCGCACTTGGGTGTAAAACAAACGTAAGCTCAGCACCAGTGAAACAGAATACAAATGTTTCACGTGAAACATACTTCCCAGTATTCAAGTTAAATAGCTGTTCCATTGTAGATTGCTTAAGGTCAATCAATGCAGATTACAGTTTTGCGTATCGTAAACGTATTGCATGTAAGAACGGTGTAGCGAACTATAAAGGGTCAGCACCACAGAACGATAAACTGGTTTCACTTGGTAAGAAAGGAAAATTGATTAAACCGTAATGGCTATAAACCTCAACAAAGGGTATCAATGGGCAATCAACACTTGCAACGCCCCAAACGTGGGATACTCCCAGCAATACCGATATCAAAAGACGGTGAATGGTATCACATATTATGATTGTTCCACGTTTGTGGGTTATGCAGTAATCGAAGCAGGATTTCCACTTAATATTAGTGGATTCTACACTGGAAATATGGTAAGCATCTTAAAAGGCTTAGGGTTCACACAGTATGACAGTAAAGATATTGAATGGAAACCATTTGATATTTTAGTAAGAAGTGGACATACTGAAATGTGTTATCAAAGTGGTGAGGTTGGAAAAGGCATTACAATGGGGGCACATACCAACGGCATCCCATTAGCAGACCAAGTAAGCATAAACAACAGTGAATCAACAGCGAATAGTTTCCCCATCTTATTAAGATACGGTGAGGGTGGTGCTACTGGAATCGGAGCAAGTATCTATGTAATTTCTGCGTTATGTGGTAACGCTTGGCGAGAGTCCAATATCAACCCAGCTCTTAACGAACGGGGCGGTGGCGGTTTTGGGTTATTCCAGTGGACAGGTGGAAGAAAGACAGCATTGCTCAACTACCTTAGTTCACAAGGATTAACAAGTACAGACCCTAACGGACAGATGCAATACTTAATTGAAGAAAATGACTGGATTGGTACAAGCCACGGAATATCATCACTTGATGAATTCTTACATTCAAGTAGTACAGATATTGCAGGTCTAACAGAAGCTTTTATGTCATGCTGGGAGCGTCCTGGTGTTCCAGCTCTTGAAGAACGTATACAAAACGCAAATAAGTGTTACAACTACATTCAGACACACGGAAATGATACTTCAATCAACAGATGGGTAGCAGAAGACAGATATTTAACAGAAGCAGAAATACTTAACAACGCAGTTTTAATGTACCGATTTTATAGCGTAGGTGGCGGAGGTGGCGGTGGTACACAGTACAAACCAAAATCAAAATTCCCTATGTGGTTCGCTATAATCGGTGGTGGAATTAACAGGAGGTATTAAAATGGCAGTTTTATCAAAAGAAGATTTTCTTGATCTAATCAAAGAACGTACAAAAGACAGTACAGATGATGACACCTTAAAATTTATTGAGGACGCAACAGATACAATCAACTCATTATCAGATACAGACGGTGAAGACTGGAAAACAAAGTATGAAGATAATGACAAGATGTGGAGACAGAAATACAAAGATAGATTCTTTTCCGCAGGTGGCAGCGCAGGAAATGATTATAAACAAATAGACGAAGAAGAGGAAGAGGAAGAAGAAAAAAACGAGGAAATTGTAGCAGAAAATTTTGACGAATTATTTAAGTAAAGGAGATGTTAACTAATGGCTCATAGAGTTAAACTAACTACACTTGATGCTAGTTCTCTGAAAATCATTAATACAATCAGAGAAAATGCATCCTACGACTATCAGCAGAATGTACCAGTAATTACTGATGCTAAAATGATTCCGAAAGTCGGAGAAATCATTGTCGGAAACGGTTCACTACAGAATCAGTTCCTGAATGCACTTATGAACAGAATCGCAAAAGTAGTGATTGAAAGTGCAACATTCAACAACCCATATTCACACCTTAAAAAAGGCTATCTTGAAACAGGTGAAACAATTGAAGATATCTTTATCGGTATCGCAAATGTCGTAGAGTATGACGCAGAAAAAGGCGAAGCTAGAGAGTTTAAGAGAAATCTTCCTGACGTGAGAAGTGCTTTCTACGTTATGAACTGGCGCACACAGTACCCACTTACAATCCAAGACGAAGACCTTAAAATGGCATTCACATCTATTGACGGTGTTACTTCATTTATTGCGAAACTGGTTGACGGCATTTACACCGCGGTAGAGTATGATGAATTCTTACTGTTTAAGTACCTGTTGATTAAAGCTATTTCACATGGTAAGACAACGCCTATTTCAATCGGTGACGGTACAACTATGACAAATGATGCAAGTAAGTACCGTGGTATTTCTAACAAGATTATATTCATGTCTAAGAAATACAATCAGGCAGGAGTAAGAACAACAACACCAAAGACAAGACAGGCAATCTTCATGGATGCTGAGTACAATGCGAAATTTGATGTAAACGTTCTTGCCAGTGCTTTCCATATGGAGAAAGCTGACTTTATGGGAAGACTTCACTTGATTGATGACTGGACAACTTTTGACAACGAAAGATTTGATATCATTCGTGCTAACTGTGATTCAATCGAAGAAGTAACAGCAGATGAACTTAACGCTATGAGAAACGTGAAGGCAGTTCTTGTAGACGAGAATTATTTCCAAGTATACGACAATCTGTCAAGAATGACAGAACAGTATTGTGCAAGCGGTATGTACTGGAATTACTTCTACAATACGTGGAAAACTGTGGCAGTTTCTCCATTCTCAAACATGGTTACATTTGTAGTTGACGATGCTGACATTGCACAGCCAGCAACAGTAACAGTTGAAGTAAGTAGCAAGGATATTGCAGAAGAAGCAACAGTATTTACACTTGAAGTACAGGACGATAACGTATCTCTTGCGAACGGAGCTTTCCAGTTTGTACAGACACAGGATGCCGTAACTAACGGAATTGCAATCCACAAGTACGGTGCAGTAATCTTCCCAGCAGGAAAGACTACGACTACACTTGAGATGATTTACGGTGGTTACAAGTACACAGCAGGTTCAGCACTTACAACAGAATCCAATGTAGGTGATACAATTACCTTTAACAAGGGTGATGCGGTAGCACTTGCAGTAGAGGGTGGAAAAGCTGTGGCAGACGAAGCTACACAGTCAAAAGTTAAGAAACTTAACTAATTACACGTTTCACGTGATTCTGAAATATGTTTCACGTGAAACATTCTTATTATGAAAGGGAACTAACATGGCAAGACAAGTTTATGCAGACAATGTAGATGCAAATGGTAAGGTGTTTGAAACCATTGGTGAGAATATCCGAAAGGGTGCAAGAGCTGGGGAGCTGTTTAACTATGTAACGCCAGAATCTTTTGGTGCTGTCGGTGATGGGGTGTCAGATGATACAGAAGCATTGCAAAACGCTATTGATTTTGCTATCGAAACCAAAAAAGAACTCAAGCCAATAAGTTCTGATAAAATATATCTAGTTACAAAAAAACTTGTTGTAAATGATACAATAAAGATGGATTTCAGCTATGCTTGTATTAAGACTAATCACAATGATTATGTTGTTGAAGTATATGTGTTATCAGATGGAATTACAGGTATTGATGGGTACATTCGAAATATTGTGATTGACTGCAATAATTTATCGGGTTCAGGTTTATGGATTAGGAGTTCTCACAGATGGAATTATAGTAATATTACCATTAAAAATGCTGTTTCTATCGCTTTATATACTAATGCTTGTCAAGATTGTAGATTTAACAATATCTATATTTTCAATACAGCTGACAGAGGAATAAGAGTAGACGGAACAGATGTGTATTTTACAGATGTAAATATTATCGGTTTCAAAACAGCCATAGAAAATATGAATAGTGGAAATATATTCACTAGAGTTCATGCTTGGAATAATAGCAACTTAGCAAATACTACATTCGTTAAAACAAATGGTGATGCTATTTATAGAGATTGCTGTGCTGATACCGTTGCACTGTGTTATGACATTGACGGCGGTGTAAAAACAATAATTGACGGTGGTATTTTTGTTTGTAATGCTTTATGGGATTCCGAAATGGGGGACGAAAGATGGCAATTATTCAAGTGGACAAATAATTCTTCAAGCAGATATACAAAAATATCAAATACTTATTTGTCAAATGGTGCTTCAAAAGTGCCGAATTTCTCAAATATTGAAGCAAAATATGTTTACTGTGAATTTACTGGTTCAAACATATTCACAATATCACCTATTAATCTGCCGATAGCAAGTTCTAGCAGTATCACAGTTTCTGATAAATTGTCATCTGTGATAAGAAACAACATTTATAAAAAGAATGGAAGAATATGCATATATTTATACTGTAATGTAAACTTTGAAATCGGTGACAATAATATCGGTTCAATTTCTGTTTCGTTTCACAGACCGTCCGATACGATTAAAACTATTGCATATGTTGACGTAACACCAGTTGTCATTACTGTAAATACAGATGGATCGATAATTGCCAATACAAACATAGCATTGAATGGTAAGTTTGTATTGAATACTGTTTTTGATACAATATCACAAATATAAAAATTAACTAAAGCAAACTATAATTAACCAAGAAAGTGAGGTAATAACTTGATAGAACCAAAAACAGATATCCGACTCCTAACCAACGTCCCCCTTGACCCAACCTACAACCACACCATTCGCTTCACAGACGCAACCGCACAAAGCACATACTTTGCGAACAAAACCAAACACCAACTATCACGCCAAACCTATCAGCGTGTACAACGTGGTTACGCAAAAGTCCAGTTATCCGCAGATGATTGTTACGACTGTAATTACATGATGTTTCGCAACACTTCCTACGGTTCAAAGTGGTTCTATGCTTTCATCACTGGTGTAGAATACCTCAACGACAACGCCTGTTACATTACATTCGTATTAGACGTTCTACAGACATGGTGGTTTGACTTCACCATTCGAGACAGTATGGTTGTTCGTGAACACAGTGCGACAGATGCAATCGGCGATAACATTCTACCCGAACCTGTAAAACTTGGTGAGTACGTAGAGGGTAGCACAGGTGGAAGTATCAACATAATGAAAAATCTTTCTGTTGTAGTTGCTATTTGCGACAATGAAGAACAGAACATCGGTGGTTTGTTCGAGGGCGTATATTCGGGATGTACCTATTACGCTTTTGATGTTACATCCGAACTGGAAAGAGAAAAACTATTTGCACTCAACCTTAAATACGTACAAAGCCCCGACAGTATTGTAGCTATGTGGATGTGCCCAACGATGTTTATAGGTACAAAAGATGATGATGGTAAAATCAAAAACACAAACACTGGTTCTTCCTACGATTCAGATGGAACAGGGATACCACCATTGAACCCCGCTACAACGTCCTTAAATGGTTACATGCCTAAAAACATGAAAATGTATACTTACCCGTATAACTATTTTCAGTTTGACAATGGCGTAGATAACAGCCTTGTTCTTAGATATGAGTTTTTTGAGAATTTAACACCTAGATTTAGAATAGAGGGTACAAAGAATACACCTGTAAAAGCGTGTGTATATCCAACACACTACAAGGGTAGCGGAGAAACGCCATACCGAATGGAGTCATTAAACATGATGGACTTTCCTATGTGTAGTTGGAACAACGATGCATACAAAGTATGGTTAGCGCAGAACACCTACATCAATAAGGTTAAAATGGCACAAACAGTTATGAATAGCACACTAAGTGCTGTAGCTAGTACAGTTGAATTAGGGTTAGGATTACAAAACGCTAATCTTTCAGCACAAAACAGCAAATTATCTCCAACAGATGCTCGCAGAGTTCAAACAATGGGTGAAAATCAAAGCTACGGTGGTGCAATCAGTGGTTATGTAGGTAGTTTTACAAATGTAATGAACGAATACACGAACCAAACAATGGCTGATTATTCCGCAAGCATCCAAGCTGACTTATTCAGAGGAACTCTTGGAAACAGTAACTTGCTAGTAGCACAGGGGGAAAACAAACTGTTCTATCGTAGAATGTGTATCCCTTACGAATATGCTAGAAGCATTGATACATTCTTTACCATGTTCGGTTACGCTTGCAACAGAGTGAAACAGCCTAACGTTTGTAGTGGTAAAGGATTAAGACCCCACTGGAATTACATTCAGACAAGTGGATGCGTTGCACGTGGTAGTGTACCTGCTCCTGATATGCAAGTTATCTGTAAGATTTTCGACAGTGGCATTACATTTTGGGAAAATGGTGAGGAAATTGGCAACTATTCATATGATAACAGCCCAACGTAAAGAGGTGATAACAGAATGGGAAGAAACAGACGAAACAAATATAAAAACCAGTTTTTTACAAGTGCATTGCAAAACTGTGTATCATGGCAATACTACTACAACCGATTAAAAGAAATTGCAATTTCTTGTATCGAATGGAAGAATTTACCCGACACAGTTGACGCTAGATTCTTGGAACTTACACTTTTTGAGGACGGTGCAGGAGTTTACTTTAATGACGATGTACTTGGAAATCTATTTTTACAAGCGACTCTTGATGGCAGATTAAACGTATACCGTGAACCAATCAAGACAAAAGCATACGCAGTAAACGGATACTTAAAAGACTTGAACGAGACAAACAGCGTGATTGTTCATAACAATATGTTACACACGAACAGTATAGAAGCGTGTAAAATGTTCGCACTACGTTTGGCTAATATTGACAGAACGATTGACGTGAATATCAACGCACAAAAAACCCCAGTTCTTATTAAGTCGGGTGAAAACGAACGTTTATCAATGGTAAACTTATATCAACAGTATGACGGTGGAATGCCTTTTATCTTTGGTAGTGACCAGTTAAACACAGATAACATCACAGCTCTTAGAACCGATGCACCTTTCGTAGCACCACAGCTTTACGAGTTAAAAACAAATATATGGAATGAAGCACTGACCTATCTTGGCATTTCAAACGTAAACATTACGAAACGTGAACGACTTGTGAGTGACGAGGTGAACCGTTCCCAAGGTGGTAGTATTGCAAGTAAGTTTAGTCGTTTACATGAACGCCAAACAGCAGTTGAGAAAATCAACAAAATGTTCGGTACTAATATCAGCGTGGATTATAGGGAAGAGCTTGACACCAGTTTATATGGTATGAATGTTTCACGTAAAACATTGCAGAAAGGGGATGAAGCAGGTGAGTAGTTACACAACAGAGGTACGCTTTATCTGCGAATCTCTTTACAGACTGGAACACAGCACAGGTTACAATGATATTGAAAAGATATTGAAAGCTGTCCACAAAAAGATATTCGACTTTGATTACCCTATCTTTGATGAAAAATATAGAAGCGTACTTGAAATCAAGATTTTGAGACATTTCTATACAAGGGAAATAGGGTTCGAAACAGTTGGATTATGGAAATTAAAGCTTGCTGACAAAATGAACACGGTTATGCCATACTACAATAAATGGTATGCCAGTGACTTGCTAGAGTTCAACCCGTTATGGGATACGGATTTTACTAGAAAAGGCAACATCAACGACACGAACAAAAGTAAAAACGACAGCACAGGTAAAAGCACAACAACAGACAAAGGAAAACAGACAAACAGTAACGCTAGTAAGACAAAAAGTAAATTTTCTGATACACCACAGGGCAGTATATCAAGTCTTGAAGATGACACTTATCTTACAAGCGCAACGATTGACGAAACAAATGGAAGCTACACAAACACAGCAGAAAACACAAATGTAAACAATTCAACAAATACAATCAACCATGAAGCCACTAACTTAAACGAATACTTTGAAATCGTACAAGGCAATCGTGGAGTATTTGACAATGGAACAATGTTAAAACATTATCGTGAAACATTCAAAAACATTGACAAGATGCTGTTAAACGAAATGGAAGATTTATTTATGCTATTATGGTAAAGGAGAAAGCGCATGTATAATTTTGACAGAAACGGGTGTGGTGTTGGTAATCCTGTGTTACCTATCACATATGACGATTCTTTAAGTTATGAAGAACAAATCATGAAACTGTACAAAATGTTCAACGATTTAAAGACAGAACGTTATTACAACAACACATTCAACATCACTGACGGTAGCAAGTTGGCTGACGCAGTAATTCCAAGAAAACTGATTCGTAACTACACTTACGATATGATGGTGGAAGATATCGACACACTGATGCTCAACTATCCGAAAGTGCGTAAAAAGATTATCGGTACATCTGTTCTTGGTTTACCTTTGATTGCTATGGAATACGGAACAGAAACAGCCACAAGGCATATGTTTGTTTTCAACGGTTTCCATGGTACAGACTGTAGTGCTAGTATTGCAATAGCGCAAATGGAAGTATTAGCGAAAAATGCTGTCTATGGTGGAGTAGATATGTGGAGTGAGATTCTTGACAATGATACTTGCATTCACGTTATCCCAATGGCTAATCCTGATGCTTGGATGCTTGGGTTACAAGGATATAGTTACTTCAACGATATTCCCGAAGCAATCAAAACAAAGATTGAAGAACTGACAACAGACTATATCAGAAACCATGCAAAAGACGAGCCTAATGGTTCAACATGGGATGTTGAAAGTAGAACAGACCTTGAAGATTACATTCGTTCTCTTGGTGGTGACCCAAGTGTAAGTTATGAAGCGTATGTATTCAGAGAGAAAGACTTACACGCTTGGAAAGCGAACGCAAACGGTATTGACTTACACTATAACTGGTGGACAGACTCAATGAAACCTACAGTTGATGTAGCATTAAAGGGTGTAAACTATGGTCATGCTGATGCATATGTATATGGCGCACAAGGTATTAGAGCGTATGTTGATGAAAATGCTTCATATAGAGCTTATATCTCACAGTATGAAAGAAGTGACGGAAATTATTACTTCACATTCATGAATTACCACCAAAAAGGACCGACTAACATATGGAACTACAGACTGAAAGGTTTACAGAACAACCGTAACTTTGACTGTGGTGTAAAACTGTGTGAACTCATGCAAGTACCGTATTCGCCACAAGTAGGTAATCAGAGTACACCAATCGGATTCAGTGCATGGGCAGGTATTAACTACGCTGGAAATTATACTCTAAGTTACACAAACGAGGTAGGATGGAAACACGTGAAAAAACGTGGTGACTGGTGGGATGATGAAAACAGCGATATCGTGAGAAGTCCTGTTCCTGATAACCAGTGGAACGATATTTATACAAGTAACAAAGCTGTGTTTATATGGATGTTACGTTACTATGCTAGTTTAAGAGATGTGTGGAACAGACACCAGTATTTAAGTGAGTATAACTTGAAAGACAAATATACAGATGAACGTTTTGCTATTCCTAGTATGGCTATGATGTTGAATATAGCAAATAAAGTTGGTGCTTACTACACGTCATTAAGTGAAATGGGGTTTAGTAACTATGGCATTAATGCAACTTTAGACGATATTATAACGAAACTTAACTGGGAAGCGTCCGCAACGTTTAATCTAGGCTCTGCTATGACAGTGTCAAAAGACCTGCCTACATGGTCATTCACTAAGAGTGGTAACATGAAAGTATTCCCTGTTAGTCAAACCCAAATGATGTGCGAATTCTATCCGAATAAAACGACATTTACTTACAGATGCTTGTATATTAAAGACGGTGACACAGAAATGCACAGAACAGACTGGGTTAATATTACACCTACAACGACTGACTATGTGAGTATGAACATTGCAGAGGGTGTTGTTAATAGTAGTGTGAAAGCGATTGCAAGTAAAGTGCCTATTTATCATGAGCTTATCATTGACTTGAATAAGAATGATAACAATGTGGCAGGGCTACCAAGTGATGTCGGTAACTACTATCGACTGAAAGTTACGGGACATAGACCGAACAATAGAGTAGAGATTAACGATATCTCTAGTGGTAATATATGGGTGAACCATTATAGTAGAACAGATGACGTTTTGCAGAAATGGTACAAGATTCAGGCTACACCCATTGACTAGCAGTGAAATTATCACTGCACGTAATGGTGAGCAAATAAACTTAAATCAACAACTGAAAGGAGAACAAGGTATGAGCTGGACAGTAAAAAAAGGTAGTGTTGAGCCTAGCAGCTACACTAAAATTGACCAAAATGGTAATCTTTATGTTGGACTAGGACAGGTTGCAGGTACTCTTACTGTAGAGGGCACATTGGATGATGCAACAGCAACAGCGACAGTTACTATAACCTCAGAAGCAGTTAACCCGAATGTACCTAACGCAAAATGTGACAACTCAAAAGCAGGAACAAGACAATTTTCAATCACAGCTGGAACTAGAACAATCACGGGCGGTGAGTGGTCACTTGTAAAAACTCACAGTACAGCTATTGGTACTAATACCAAAATTTCAAGCGAGGGTGTTCTGTCATGGGATAGAACACAGGCTAGTGGTCAGATTGGTATATCATGGACTAAAGATGGTTTGACAAAGACCATTGCTATTGTATTCGCTAAAGCGAGTGCAAGTGTTAAACCGTCCACGGTTACACTTAAAAATGGCGAAAGTCAGAAATTTACTATTGAATAATAGTAAGCGTAATAAGAGTGACAAGGTGTAAAAACCTTGTTGCTCTTTTATTTAAATGTAGTTGACAGATATAGGACAATGTAGTACTATAGATATGTGCATAAGTGAACCGAACTAAGTGAGGTGTAGTGCGACAGCAGTTCTGTACAGAAGTTAGTGAACACGAAGTGTGAACGGTGCGCACCTATTTAGGTGAACGTAGTGCGGTAGCACGGAGTGAAGTAGTGAGCAAAGCGAACGGACACCCTGCGTACCGCAGAAAGGTGCCTCTATGTGCTACCTGTCTCTTATACACATCTGACGCTGCCGACGAAGAGGATAGT